TTTAACTTAATAACTGTCGCCATTATATCTCTCTATTATATAACGATTAGTAAGTTCCGCCGTCAATGTCGCCGTATGTTATATTACTACCGTTTGATTGTAAAATTTTACCACTTGCACCAATTGATAATTTAGCAAGAGTGTTTGATCCACTTGCATGTAAAATATCACCAGTAGTGTAAGATGATTGTCCTGTACCACCATATACTTCATCAATTACTGTGCCTTGCCATACACCAGTTGCAATTGTTCCTAAAGTAGTGATTGATGTTTGTCCAGGATAAGTTGTTTTAATTTGTAATTCGTCACTTGATACTTCAATTGTTGTATCATCTACAGCAACGTTTAACGTGTTACCTGATTTTGTTAAAGCTGCACCAGCAGATATTTGACCAGCACCAGAGAATTGTTCAACTGTTATGTTAGTTGTTCCTAATGTTGGAGTACCATTGTGTGTAAATACATAACCATTGTCAGCATTTGCAGTACCAGCTTCTACGAATACAAAAGCACCACCAGTTATTTCAGAAGCTGCGTCAGCGTCTGGTGTTCTTGTTAATACGTATGCGGCAGAGCCTGAACCAACAGTTGTAACTGTATATAAACCATTTTGAGTTGCAGTTGTCTGATCTTTTAATAAGATTCTATCACCTGCAGTTGGTGTAGCACCGTCTATAGATAATGCACCATTTGATCCTGCAGTAATTGTACCAGCACCGTTACTGTATGTACCAGCAATATTTGCTGTTGAAGCATACTTGGCAGAAGCTTTTACATCTAAACCATTTGCAACACTATCAACATATGCTTTTGTAGCAGCGTCTTGTGAACCAGATGGATCAGTTACGTTTGTAATTCTACTTGAATTAACATCAACTGTACCAGAACCTTTAGGATCAAGTATTAAGTTAATGTTTGTATCGTCACCAGCAGATCCTATTTTAACACCATCACCTGTAGCAGAGTTTGTAACTTCAACAGCGTTAACAGCGTTTGCAGTCTGTTGAAATATAATCTGTTCATTACCAGCTGCGTCAGTAATCGCACCATCGTCAGCAATTTTAGGTGTAGTTAATGTAGGACTTGTTAGTGTTTTATTTGTAAGTGTTTCTGTTCCTGTTTTTGTAACAACAGTAGAGTCTATTGCAACTGTTAAAGTGTTACCAGAACCAGATGTATCAATACCAGTTCCTCCAGCAATTGTCATTGTTTCAGAATCTAAATCAATGTTTAATGCACCACCAGAGTCACCTTGGAAATCTAAATCTTGTGCCGTTACTTGTGAGTCAACATATGCTTTGATTGATTGTTGAGTTGCAAGTGAAGTGTTACTATCACTCGCCATATTGTCTTCATCTTTAACAGCAGTGATACCATCAAGTAAATTTAATTCAGTTGATGTTGCAGTTAAGGCAACGTCTTCATTAAATTTAGGAGATGTTAAAGTTTTGTTTGTAAATGTTTGTGTACCTGCCAACGTAGCAACAGTTGCGTCTATAGCAAATGAAACTTGGTTGTTAGATACTGTTGAATCTATACCAGTACCACCAGCAAGTGTTAAAGTTTCGCCAGTATTGAATGTATCATCTGAACCACTATCAGCAGCAATTGTAAATTGACTTGACGCTGGGGCAGCAAATGATAGGTTACCAGAACCGTCTGTAGTTAATATATGACCATTAGAACCATCTGTACCAGGTAAAGTAAACGTTAAACTACTTGCAACACTATTGGGAGATTTTAATGCTACAAAATGTGCACCGTTATTAGTACCTTCGTTGAATTTTATTGTACCACCAACTGTAGCAGAACGACCTATTAATAATTCGTCTATTGCTTTATTTGAATCTACTATTATAGCAGATGAAGCTGTTAGTGTACCATGTGCGTGATCTAATAAAAGTTTCTGATATTGACCACCAATTTCTATTGCGGCGTTTGATGTTGATGTATGATCTCCAATGAATAATCGTAGACCATTACCACCAGCGCCTGTACTGGCTGATGATGTATCGTAAACGTAAGCAAGTTCCCCTTGCTGTAAACCTGAAGGTGCCGATGAACCTGTGGTTCGTTTAATTTTTATAATTGTTGCCATTTAATTCTCCCTATTAAAATGTGCCACCGTTTAATACTAAATTACCACTTTCAGTTTTTATTTCAGTTCTCGTTACAAATTTTTTAGTCTGGTCATCATATTGAATCATTGCACCATCGTCTAGCGTTGACGAATTTACGTCAGTCAATCCAGTAAGTTTATTAACATTACTTTGTAATTGACTAACCGATGGTGAAGTTACAGAAACGTTTTTCGGTCCTGTTGTATTATTATTAATTGTAGCAGTTGTGTTACTACCTGTACTATACGTTGCCGTAATATTGTTTGACATTTTTACCTATTAATACTGTGTTGTTATAACAATATTTATAATAATAAGGTATCTAAATCAAGTACAATTATGTATTATTCAACTACTTTTTATCAGTATCAGCGCCAGTTGTAGATGAATTAGGTTCTGGTTTTTTGATTTCAATACCTAATTCGTTTGCGATGGCATTATCATAGTGAGCCTGAAGAATTGCAATCTTTTCTAACTCTAAAGAAAGTTTGATTTTAGTTGCTTGCAAATCTTGTCTTACTATAATAGAATTGTAAGTTTTAGTTGACAATTCACTTTTTTTATAGTCTTTTCCGTCTATAGTAAAAGTTGGTTCTGTCGCAGGTGCTGTTGTTGAGTTGATATTTTCACTACTCATGTTATATTTCTCCTTGTTATTATACGTTAGGTCTAGTTGTAATTAGACCTTCAATTATTCTTGTTACTGTTCCTGAAGAATCTGTTATGTCTAAATCATAAACATATCTTGCAGGTGCTTCTAAAGCAGCCGTTTGTGTTGCAGTTAGTGACATTGTAACATTTCCTGATGTTCTATCACTATCAAATACAATAGTTAATGCTGTTCTCGTTCTTGTGGAACTATATCCCAAAGCCATATTTGCAGTTGCTGTATATCCAGTTAAATCTAACGCTGTTCCTGCGTTATCCTTTACTGTTACAGTTGAACTGAAAGTTGCACCCTGGTCTATATTATAATTAGCTGTAGCTGCCATAGTAGTATTTATACGTATAAATAATAGTATTATACATATAGAATTAAAATTATGGCGATAGATGTACAATTTTTATATAAAAATCTAGTGGCTCCTAACAAAACTTATGAGTCAGTTGTGGATTTTTTTGACTCTACATATACTGGAACTACAGATGAAGAGGATTTAAAAGCACATGTTGATATAAACACGAAATATGTACATGAAAAAACAGGCGTTTTAACACCTGATAAAAAAGGAGTTGTACTTGTTAGAAGATTTGACAACTCTGCTATGTACAAAGAGTGGAAAAAACAAAGAAGTGCTATTCCTAAAATTGATTTTAATGTATCTGAAGAAGAAGGATTTTTTATAAACATAAAGGCTTGGGGTGATTACCAAGTATCAGAAGAGGAGTTTAACTAATGGCAACACATATCCAACAATGGAAACTGACAAATAAAGACGACAGTTTATCATTTGGTTCAGTAGAAGAATTTTTTAACAAAAGTTCATCAGCAGGAATGAGTGAAGAAACTATTAATCAGCATATCAATAACGATTCGTTATACGTATTAGATAAGTATGCTGTATTAAGTGCTGATAAAAAATCAGTAATACTTGTTAAAGAATTTAGAGATGAAGAATCATACAATGAATGGAAAGAAAAGTCAGCTGCTTTACCAGCAGTAGATGATCTTATGACATCTGAAGAAGGCACTTTCTTTGACGAAAAACCAGATGTAGAATCTGGTGAGAAAGATATATCTATAGATTATTCGTCAACACCATCTGGTGTTTCAGGCGACCATAAGTAATATTTAATCAACACATATATATTATGAATGAATGTAATTATATTATCTCACAAGCGTAGTCTTAACAAGACCGAAGGTCTTATCACAGCAAATTTAAATAACCACATCACATTAGTTTGTGATGTGGTGCCAAACAAGTCAGGCGATCGCTACAAACCTTTCATAAAACACATAGACGATTTAGTTGTATCAAAGAGATTTGATATAATAGAAATCACAAAAGAAATTATATCTTGTGACAAAGTGTTTTGTGTATCAGAAAATTTATTTCCTATTCAAGCACAATTAGAAAGTTATTACGGCATAAACAATATGTCTGCCTTTGCAGCTGAAGTGTTTAGTAATAAACAAAAACTTGATGATTTTTGTAGAGTAATAGGACTACAACATAACGTACCTAAAAGTATTACACCTACCTTTCATAGTCAACTAGATGTATTTGAAGGCAATGAGTTTTTTACAAAACCAGATATAGGTACAGGCAGTAATTCTTTCTTTCCTAAATCAGATCAAAATACACCTATAATAGAGTATAGAAGATGGAATAACAAACATCATTTTTTAGATCATTTAAGTAAACTAAATTATCATAATGATTTTTTTGAAATCAATAAGACAGGTATTCAAAATGAAAACTTTAACAATGTACCTTGTAAAATTATGGCACAAGAATACTATTGGTCTGAAGAGCCATCTATATCACCTTATGGTTATGTTAAAGATGGTAAAGTAGATTGTTTATTCTACGTAAGAAATGCTAAAGTAAAGTATGGCGATGTATTAGACTTTCATAAAAATCCTATAGATCAACATTCAATCAGTAAGACAAGTGATATTGCAAAAGATATGGCAGTATGGTCTATACCTGTGAGTGAAGTAGATGAAGAACAACATAGAATAATGTATGGTTTCGTACAGACTATAGTTGATAAACTAAAAGTAAAAGATATGTACTTTGCAGGTCCTGACTTTCATATATCAGGTAAAAAATTAATTGCAATAGATTTTAATACACGTATAGGTCAGTTTATTAATATATTAGATAAGTTACCTGGCAATAATATATTTAACAATATAGGTAACAACAAAGAACCAGAAATTACAAATCACCTACTATGGGGTTGTACTCAATTAAAACCTGGTGTAATTAAAGAAATAAAGAATATAGAAATCGTTGAACAATATCTAAATTATCTGAATAAAAAGTTAGAAGTCGGTATGAATATACCTGAATTTCAAAATCTACAAAATAAGAAGTTTAACGTAAATCTTAATATAACTGGTAGAGATCAGCAAGAGCTGTTTGACAACTATAAGGATGCCAACCAGCTCTTACATAATTGTATTACTTACTAAAGTTAGCAACAGCCTCTTCAAACATATTAATAGTTTGATTAGAACCATTTCCAACATAAGTTACAGAGCCTTTGAATTTACTATTCCACTCGGTAGTAGTAGAGAGGTTTGTTACAGTAGAACGTAATTCATTTGTTAAGGCGTAGTTAGCATTAATGGTGATGATTGCGTCAACAAATCTAAAACCTAATTCACCTTTTTCTGAAAAGGCAATACATTTAGATCCATCTTCCTCTAATGCGGCTTGACGTGAAGTAATTGTAAAGACAGTATCGGCGTCTTTGCCAACATAACCTTTAGTAGTACTTCCGCTGCCAGAATAAGGTACAACTACAAAATTTACATCATATTTTGCACCTAAATTTTTTAAGAATTTTGCAACTGGTTCTGATCCCCATGTCGCAATCTTAACAGTTTGTCCACTCATATCTTCAAGTGAATTGTATGCTCTACTACACATAAGAGTTTCATATGTCATTAAAGCTACAATGTTTTCTTTAGATACTTTCGGACTTTTTAAACTATCGTCACCTGGCCATTCACTAGACCATATCGTTAAGATAGGTTCTGTGCCACCTTCAGCGCCTTCTATATAAGTGTATGCAGTAACTGGATTATCTGCCTGAACAAAGTTATGGTCAGTTGTATCACCTATTGTAGAAAGAATTTGTCTGAAGACACCTTCTTGTGAACCAGGATTGATTATTTGTACTTGAGCATATGCCATTGTACTGAACAACATACTCATTATTATTAACATTATTTTTTTCATTTTATCTCCTATAAGATTATTAATGTTCTAATTAAA